GGGATAAGCCTTCATCCACTACCCTAAAGGGATAGTGGTTTTCGGCTAAGACTTTATAAAAAGGAGAGTGTTAATTTGAATTTTGTAGTACAAGATGCTATTAGAAAAAAAGTATATCCCAAGATAGGTATATTTAGTCCATCAGGTGGTGGAAAAACTTATACATCACTTAGGTTAGCAAGCGGAATGATAAAAAAGATGAAAGAAATTGATGGTAAAGATTATGAAATATGGTTAGCAAATAATGAAGGTGATAGAGGTTTATATTATGCTAATGAATTCAAATATAAAATAATTAATATAGTTCCACCTCATGATCCTGAAACATACATAGATTTAATTAAATTTGCAGAGCAAAACGAGGAATGTGGCGTATTAATAATAGATTCATTTTCAAAGGAATGGGCAGGGGAAGGTGGATGTCTTGAAATTGCTCAAAAGCTTGGTGGGCAATATCAGAAAGCATGGAGAAATGTAACTCCTCGCCACAGGGCATTAATGGAAGTATTAAATAGTGCAAAAGTTAATATAATAGCAACAATGCGTGGAGAAGATCAATATGTGATGTCAACTGATGAAAAGACTAATAAAACAAACTTAGAGAAAATTGGATTAGGAGCAAAACAAGGAAAAGACTTTGAATATGAATTTAGTTGTACTTTATCTTTAGACCAAAAAACAAATTCGGCAGAATCATTTAAAGATAATACACATATTTTTGAAAATATGCCACCTAGAAAACTTACAGAAAATGATGGTATGAAAATTATTGAGTGGGCAAATTCAGATGTTGCAAAAGCTGAAACTGCGAATCCTACTCCACAGAAACCACAGGCTACTAAAAATGAAGAGAATAAAAAATCAAAAATACCTTTTAATGAATTAAAGATTAAATCGGCACAATTATGTCAAGAGAAGATGGGTATAAAAGGTAAGGAAGAAATTTTAAAGATAATATCAGAAAAATTAAATGGCAAAAAACTTAATGAGACTAATGAAGATAATTATGAAGAAGTTCAATGCTTATATGACACATTAAATGAATTGCAATAACATAATGAGGGGTAACTGTGGATATATTATTGTTGCCCCTTTTCTTTCAAATAAGAGGTGATAAATAATGGCACGAAAAGTAATATGCCAATTTTGCAGGCAAAAAGATGATAAAGAAAATATGATTAAATTTCATGATAAGTATTATCATACTAACTGTAAAAAACTAATAGATGATAGAGAAAAAGCTATTGATTTATTTTATACATATACACATAGTCTATGTTTAAAAAAAGAATTATATAATGTATTTAGTATAATAAAAAAGCAACAACATTTAAATGAATCAGATATTTTATATGTAATGGAATACATAGTTAGAAATAAATGTAAATTAAATTATCCTATGGGTATTAGATATTATGTAGATAAAGCTATGAAAGATAAAACGATAAAAGAAAAATTGGAAATTCAAAAACAGAAAGAGTTAGAGAATTTACAAAATGAAATTATTGATACAGAAGTAATAAATAAAAAATATAAAAAAGAAGAATCAGATATATCAGATATAATTGATATTTAAAAAAGCAGGTGATTAAGTGAATGAAAATGTACCATGTATAGAATTCATTACTCCTTGTAAAGTACATGAATCTTTATTTGTAGGTTATTGTTGGAATAAACCATTAATATATAAAAGAATGGCTGATCAAAATATAACAAGAGATACTTTTACATTAGAAATATGGTGGTTTTATTATAATTTAGGGAAAATAATGTTTGAAAGTGGTATTAGAGTATTTGATGACAAAACAGTATATTCATTCCTTATATCTAATCCCGAAATTGAAAGAGGAATGAGTGCTACAAAACAATACAATGATTATGGCGGATATATAACAATTGAACAGTTAATTAAAGAGTGTAAAAATGATGAACAAAATATGGAATACCATTTAGATGAAATGAAAAAATTTGAATTACTTAGATATTATGAAAGAGAAGGACTTTTAAATCCTAATAAAGAAATAGAATTAAAAAATAATAAAAAAGTATTATTAAAAAACTTATTAGCAAGTTTAAGTATGCCAAAAGTTCAGTCATTTTTTAAGGTTAAATTTGCAAAAGCAAATATAAATTTAAGTGGTTCAAGAATAAAAGTATCAAATTTTTTTGATGGCTTAAAAGAATCTGCACAAGAATTTAATAAAGGTGAGTCAATGGGTTTACCATTTTTTAATTCTCCTAGATTAAATAGAATATGCAAAGGTGTTAAAAAAGGTGATTTGGTATATTTAGTTTTAAGTTCAGGAGTTGGCAAAACTACATTTTCAATTAATAAATTTATTTTAGGATTAATTGAAGCTAATGAAAAAGCATTAATATTTGCTAATGAGGAAGGTAAGATGAAATTTCATCATACTTTTATTTCTACAGTCGCAAGTGAAATTCTTAAAACACCTATTCCGAGAGAGAGATTATCATTAGGCAATTATGGGAAAGAAGAATGGGATATTATTAATGCGGTTAATAAATGGGTTGATGAACATAATCCAGATTTATTAAAAATGTGTGAAATTCAAAAATACATATTGCAGGATGTTATAGATAATATAGAACTATATAAACCTATGGGTTATAATTATGTATTTTTCGATACATTTAAACCAGATGGAAGTATTCAAGATAAAGCACGTTGGGAAAAATTTTCAGACCATGCACAAGATATATATAACTGTATAAAACCAAGCGTAAATAATGTTGGATGTCTTGCAACAATACAATTAAAAATAGGTAGCGATTATAGGTATTTGGATTTAGATTGTATAGGGAAAGCAAAAGAGGTTGTAGAAGTTGCTGATAAAGTATTAATGGGTAGATTATTATTTGAAGATGAATATCCAGGAGAAAGTAAAGCAGTAAAAGTATATGATAAAGTATATGACGAAAACACTAATATGGTAGTAAAAGAAGAAAAATTATTAGATGAAAGTAAAGAATATATGGTTTTATTTGTTCCTAAAAATAGAGATGGTGGCAAAGCAGAACAAATAATATATGAAGTTGATTATAATAACAATGTTTGGAATGAAATAGGATATACTTGCATTAGAAAAAATTCAAGCAGGGGTGGTGTAACTATGCATTAGTAGGGGGTGTATGTAGTATTGCTTTCTTTTAATGATTTGCTAGGTAAAATATATGAAGATAATAAAGTAGAATTAATTTTAGAAAGTTTAGAATGCCATAATATTCATTATGAGCAAAATAATACCCTATTAGTAGCTGCACTTCCTAATGGTGATAATAAACGTAGTGTGCAAGTAAGACTTAATGAGTGTTTAACTACAAAAATTCGCAGTAAAGGCGTATATGGCAGTATATATGATTTAGTTATGTATATAAAAAAATGTACTTTTTATAATGCTTATTTGTATCTACTTAATGTGTGTAGATATGATGAAAATACTAAATATGTTGAAAATCCTTTGGCATGGCTTAATAAAATAAAAAGACAAAGACAATATTACGATATTGATGAAATAGAATTACCTATACTTAATGAAACCATATTAAATCAATTTATTTATAAACCTATTAATAAATTTTTAAAAGATGGAATTAGTCAACAAACATTAGATTTTTATAAAGTAGGGTTTGATGTAATGACACAAAGAATTACTATTCCTATTCGTGATTTAGAAGGTAATTTGATTGGTGTAAAAGGAAGATACATATATGACTATAAAAATACAGAAAAATACTTATACATCAAACCTTACTGTGCAGATCAATCAAAGACTTTTTTTAATTATCATAATGCTTTACCTTATATAAAGGGGAAAAATGAAGTCATCATAGGAGAAGCTGAAAAATTCCCCATGCAAATGAGAACTATGGGAATTTATAATGTAATATCAATAGGTAGTAGTGGAATTAGTAGATTCCAACTACAAACATTATTAAACTTACAATGTGATATAGTATTAGCTTATGATAAAGGTATTGACTGGGAAATAATATTAAAAGATTATAGTATATTTGAAGGAAGAAGAAATTTATATGCTATAATGGATGATTTTGATTTGTTGCCAGATAAACATTCCCCTTCAGATGATGGAATAGATTTTTGGAATACTTTATATAATTCAAAGACACAAATATATTAAACAAGAGGTGATTATTTGAAAATAAAATTTAGACAACCCAAAACACCTTTTAATGAAAATGATAGTATAGTAGATAAAATATTTAAGTTAAGAGGTATTGATAATCCTAATGATTTTTTAAATCCTACAATTAAATATTTAAATGATCCGTATTTATTAGACAATATGAATATTGTAGTTAAAAGAATTGAAAAAGCAATTAAAAACAATGAAAAAATATACATATATGCGGATTAATTATATAGTCCCTATATATAGAGATATATATAGTAAACCTTGTGAACTCATGCTAAAGAGGTGTATATGTTATTAATACATATGCTAACGGTGAAAGCCTAAGTCCTAATAAGATATGGTAATACCGTGCCAAGTCATTAATATAAATTAGTGAAAGGTGTAACGACTAATGAGCGATGAGTGTAACTCAAGTAGAGTTGAGATTAGCACAACTCGAAGTGCAAGGCAATCTAATTTAATTAGGTTGATGAGATAGTCTACTCCCCAAATGTATTGTTTATATAAGTTAAATATAATAAATATGGGATAATTCCAAATAGAAATGATATACATAAAACACTTAAATATGTACCTGAAAGTTTATATAAATAAACAATACATTTAATAAATATCTCGAAAGAGAGGGTATAGAGGATTGATGCAGATGGGGTTTGTGCTTGTAGCACAATGTATCTATATTTAAAAAATTTTACTGATAATATAAATTATATTTATCACCAAAGGTATGAAAGTCATGGTGTAATGATTAATAAAGTACCAAAAGATTGTCAACTACTTATTATTGTTGATAGTAGTACAAATTCAGTTAATGAATGTAGGGAAATTAGTCAATTTACAGATATAATAATTCTTGACCATCATCAGAAGGATATAGACAATCCTTATGCTATAATAGTCAATCCACAATTAGACAATTATCCCAATAAATATTTAAGTGGTTCAGGGGTTGTGTTTCAAACTTGCAGAGCTTTAGACAAACAATTTAATACTAAATATGCTTTTTATTATGTAGATTTAGTTGCTACTGGCAATATAGGGGATATGATGAGACAAGATGTTATGGAAAATAGGTACATATCAAGATGCGGATTATGGAGAATTAAACAAACAAAAAGCGGTAATTTGGGATTAAAAGAGTTAGTAGAAGAAACAAAAGGCACTTTGGAAATTAATACACAAGATATTTCTTATTATATTGTTCCTGCAATAAACGCTGTAATTAGGTTAGATGATACAGGGAAAATATTAAAATTACTAACGAGTAAGGATATATTAGAAGTTAAAAATATTGTAAAAGAATGTTGTACAATAAATGAGTTTAGAAAATCAGAAACAAAAAGAATATCAAAACTTATTAAAGAAAAAAATATAATTAACGATGACAAAGTAATAATAATTAACATGAATAATATAGAATGTCAAAGTTCTTTAAATGGTTTAATAGCAACAAAATTATCTAGAGACTATCAAAGACCATGTTTCATAGGTAAAGTAAAAGATGAAATATTTGTAGGAAGTGCAAGGGGATATGGAGATGATGTCTATTTAAAAACAGAATGTATAAATAGTGGTCTATTTCAGTTTGCGGAAGGACATGAATCAAGTTTTGGTATTAGATTTAAAATTGATAATATAAAGAATATAATAAACTATTTCAATGATAAATTTAAAGATTATTTTAATGAACCATCTATTTTAGTTGATTTAGAATTAAATAAAGAAGAACTTACTTATGATTTATTAAAACAAGTAGATGAAATATCTTACATTACAGGTGATGGATACGAAAGACCAGTATTTTTAATTAAGAATATTGTAGTAGACAAAAACAAATCTAAAACTATAGGTAAAGAAAATGACCATATTAAATTAATTGATATTTGTGGTGATTTAGAAATAATGGAATTCAATACTGAAGAAGATATAAATAAATATAAAAATTCTGATTGGATCAATGTTGTTGGTAATATAGGGTTAAATAAATGGTATGATTTTAGAAATAAAAAAACAATTATTAAAAGACAAATAATAAGCAAAGCTATAGAACCTATTGATGATTTTTGAGAAAGGTAAGATGATGAAATGCTATATTATAACTATCATAAGCATGATCATAAAGGAAATGCTATAACTTTAGATGTTATATGTAATATGGAAGATTATTGTAAAAGAGCAGTCGAGTTAGGTCAAGATAAAATTTTTACAACAAATCATGGCATGCAAGGAGATATTTTTGAAGCAACTACATTAGCCCACCAATATGGATTACAATTGGTCGTTGGCGTAGAAGCATATTACGTAGAAAATAGATTAGAAAAAGATAAATCAAACAGACATATTATTATTATTGCATTAAATTCTAATGGAGTAAGGCAAATTAATAAAGCAATAAGTCAAGCTAATATTGATGGATTTTACTATAAACCTAGAATAGATAAAGAAATACTCATGAATTATTTTAATCCTAATGATGTTGTAATTACTACTGCTTGTGTTGCTGGAATTTTAAAAAATGAACAGCTAATAATGGATTTACATAACAAATTTAAAGACAATTTTCTCATAGAAGTACAAGACCACGATGATAATACTCAAAGGGAGTTTAACAAATTAGCATTAGAATATAGTCAAAAATATAAAATTAAAATTATTCATGCTAATGATAGTCATTATATTAAACCTGAAGATGCAAAATATAGAACATTATTTTTAAAAGGTAAAGGCATTACTTATCCCGAAGAAAATCAATTTATATTAGATTATCCTACATATAATGAAATAGTTGAAAGATATAAAAAACAAGGGATATTAAGTGATGAACAAATAAAAGACGCTTTAAATAATACACTAATATTTAATAAAGCCAAACCATTAGATATTATAAATACAGACATTAAATTACCATCAGTATCAAAAAATCCTAATAAGGAATTAAAGGAATTAGTTTATAAAGGTTGGGAAAACGATAAACAATTTATTAATAAAAAAGATTATAATAAATATTTAAAAGCAATACAATATGAATTAAATATAGTTGAAAAAACTCATATGGAAGATTATTTTATAATGGATTATAAAATAGTTGATTTAGCACAGAAAAAATATAATGGGAGATTAACTAATACTGGGCGTGGATCTGCACCTTCCTTTTATATTAATAAATTATTGGGATTAACAGATATTGACAGGTTAGCATCACCTATAACTTTATTTCCCACAAGATTTATGTCGGCTGAAAGAATACTTCGTGCTAAATCATTGCCAGATATAGACTTAAATACTACTGATGCAGAACCTTTTATACAGGCAACAAAAGATTTACTTGGAGAAGAAAATTGTGCATGGATGATTGCATGGAAACCATTACAAGCTTCATCTGCATTTAGATTATATTGTAAAGCTATTGGCATGAAAATCTCTGAATATAATGAAATTGCAAAAAATCTTGAAGATTATAAAAATGATGCAAAATGGAAAGATATTATTAAAGAGAGTGAACATTTTATAGGAGTAATTGAAAGTATATCTGAATCACCATGCTCTATGCTATTATATGATAAACCTATAGCAGAAGAAGTTGGACTGATTAGGACTACAAATAAATTATGTTGTTTATTGGATGGATATAATTGTGATAAATATAAATATCTTAAAAATGATTATTTGACAGTTACAGTATGGGCAATAATTAGAGAAGTTTATAATCAAATAGGAAAGCCTATACCAACAATACGAGAATTTAATAAACTATTAGATAATAAAACTTTTAAAATATATGAGAATGGACTTACTTGTACTATTAATCAATTTGATGGCGACTGGGCAACTGGATTAGCAAAAAAATATAAAATGAAAAATGTTTCAGAAACTAGTGCTTTTATAGCTAGTATAAGACCTGGATTTGCTTCATTACTGAATACATTTATAGAGAGGAAGCCTTATACAACTGGTGTTAAAGAATTAGATAATATATTAGATGACTCATATCATTTTCTTCTTTATCAAGAAAGTCTAATGAAATATTTTGTATGGTTAGGAATTGATGAAAAAGAAACTTATGATATTATAAAAAAAATTAGCAAAAAGAAATTCAAAGAAGATGAACTTAAAGAATTAAAAGATAAATTACAAAGGGGATGGATGAAAGTAGTAGGGCGAATAGATGGGTTTGAAAAAACATGGCAAGTAGTACAAAATTCTGCTCGATACGTTTTTAATGCATCACATTCGCTTTCGTATGCTTATGATAGTTTATATGGTGCTTATTTAAAATCACATTATCCATTAGAATATTATTCAGTAGTATTTGATTTTTACAAAGATGATACTGAAAAAACAAGCAAATTAACAAAGGAATTAGAATATTTTAATATTAGTTTGAGTAATCCAAAATATGGATACTCCAAAGGTAAATGTTTTTATAATAAAGCAAATAATAAAATATATAAAGGTGTAGGTTCTATAAAAAATCTAAATGTAGCAATTGGTAATGAACTTTATGAATTATCAAAACAAAAGAATTATATAAATTTTATTGATCTAATGGAAGATATATGTACTAAAACGTCTTGTAATTCAAGGCAATGTGATATTTTAATTAAGTTAAATTTTTTTAGTGAGTTTGGTAAATCACAAAAATTATTAGACTTTCGTAACTATTTTAATTTACTCTATAATAAACAAGCATTTAAAAAGGAAACTATAGCAAAAAAAATTGAAGATATAAATATTATAAATATGATAAAAAAGAATTCTACATCTACATATGCTAAATATACAAAATTTGATTATAAAAAATGTTTAAATGATATATGGAACTACTTACCTAATAAAGATATATCAATAAAAGAACAAATTGATACTCAAATTGATATGCTTGGATATATTGATTATAAAAATCCAAATATAAATAAACGATATGTTTATATAACCGATATAAAAGCATATGATACAAATGGTTATGTAAATACATATTGCTTAAATAATGGTAAAACCTGTAGATTTAAAATATCAAATAAAACAATAAGAAGTGAATTATCAAAAGGTGATATTATATATTTAAATGCTTGCAGTAAAAGAATTGGAAGCGATTTTATGGGACAGGACAAAAAAGGTAAAAATATATATAAGAAAAATCCTGATAAACAAGAATGGTGGATTGATTCATATTCAAAAATTAATGATATTAATAAAGTTATAGAAAGTGAACTACCACGAGCCTAAAGGCATCGTGGCTTCTAGGAGCCTAAGTTCACCAGACTAAGTATAGAGAAATCTAT